TTAGACTGAAGTACTATATTCTTATTGAGTACCAGTGATATAGAGTAGAGGGATATATGCTTCTCAATTTTTAGACTGAAGTACTATATTCTTATTGAGTACCAGTGATATAGAGTAATGAGAAAAATATAAATCAATGTTTAAGAAAGGAAGATATTAATATTTATTTTTTAATAAAATTTTTTTTAATAAAATTAAAGAAATGTTGTTCACAGACGTCAATATTATATAGAAAAAGTTTTTTCACAAAAATATCAAAATGATATTTTTTATTTGTAAAATCAAAATTAGAAAAGTGTTTAAGAATTTTACGATGTAAATTATTCCATATTTTACGACTGTGTTCTTTTGTATAAATAACCCATTGATCATTATTATATACAACTACTTTATTGTTATGTCGTTTTATAGGCAAATATTCGTTTCTTGTCAAACATCTTTTAATACAAGTAATTAAATTAGTTTCATAACAATATTCTAGATCTTCTTTATTAACAATAATATCATTCAAATATTCAGTAAGATTTTGAGATAGATTAATACGATGTATAGTATTTTGTAACTCATCAACTCTTGATTTTTCTTGAATATATAATTGATGATAATCAATAAATTCCATTTAAACAGAGATAAATTAGTGAATTTTGAAATATTCAATTTTTAAGATTTTGAATTATGTAGTTAATTCATTATATAAAAAATTTCTACTAATTATACCTCTTTTTTCTTTTGTTTTATATTCGCCTGTTTCAGTATTATAATGATAATGAAATCCGTGATGATAAATGTAATATATTTCAGAAACAATACTAAAGATAGCAAAAAGGATTATAGTAGTTATGAATAAATTATATATGTTATGAAAAAAAGACATATATATATATATAATTATAGATAATATAAATGTTACCTGAAGTATTAATAGATAACATATTATTTACAGCAAATATAGGATGTCATAGTTGTTTAAGATATATATCTTTTAATAATATAAAAATAATTAAAAAACAAGGTAAATATTATTATTGTAATAATAAATGTTTCATAACTGTTTAAAATTTATATGTAAAGAACGAAACCTAGAAGAGAAAAAAGAAAAAGAAATATCAGAAGAAATGATTAAAATAAATTATAAAAAAAGAATGGATAAATACAGACCGGAAAAAATAATAATATTAAAACGAAGATTAAATATTTATTGGTATCATAAAGATAATAATCAATAAATAAAATATAATAAAATATAATAAAATATAGATGAATTCATTAATTCCAATTTTTGGTGGATTATTATTAAGTTATGGATGGACACGATGGCAAAATGAATATTTTTATAATCCAAAAGAATCAACGTTTGTTATTGGATATAAATTATTAAAAAATATTGAATCGGGTGTAGTAGGTGTAATAGTACAAAGTAGTATATTAAACGAGTCATATTATATTAATTATCCAATAAGTAAAATAGAAGAGATAATGAGAATAATATTATGGTTTTTGTGTCTTGATTTATCTTTTTACTTATCTCATAGAGCAATGCATAAATATAAATGGATTTATAAGAAGATACATAAAGAACATCATTTAGCTGTTAATACTTATCCTATAGACGCTTATATATTAACACCGATAGAGACAGTATGTATAACATTAAACATTTTAACGGGGAATATATTAGGATTAAAAGTAACAGAACGCTCACAAGTAATAGTAATGTTATTTTTATTATTTCATAATATTTTAATACATGGTAGTCCGAGTTATACAAAAAAAATATCTTTTCATAATGTACATCATAAATTACAAAATTATAATTTTTCGGGAAATACACCTTTTATGGATATTTTATTTGGGACATATTGTGTAAACACGGTATCATTAAAACCACAACCTTTTAATTGGAATTTGGAATAATTTATAAATAAAAATTTTGTGCAAATATGGGAACAACGATAGTGAATCTAGAACAAAGGAGGCGGGACCTAGGTTCTCCAGCTAGATTCCCCTATAGGTATTCACTCTTAAAATCATCAAACAACATTATTTTTACATTGTGTTTTTGAGCCTCCTTCATCTTAGATGAAAACGAGTCAAGCGAAAGTGTAACAAGAACAAACGTGGTAGGGTTGACTTTATCACCAATCACACCACCGAGACCAATAATGGTTTCTTCTAACTCTTTATCCCTAGTTCCAGTAAAAACCACGATTTTATCATTAAGAATATGATCAGTAGTAATTTTTTGTTTAGTGGGCGTATAGTCTAATTTATACATTAGATTAGCAGTTTGAATAAAATTTATAAAATTGGGAATATTGTGAACAAATAGTTGGGCGGTCTTTTTAGCAATACCTTTTATATTAGAAATTTTACCAATCTTATTTTCTTCATTATCATCTGTGGTGAGAATATTTGGATATTCATCGATAATACTTTGAATTTTTTTTTCACCAAACCCCCTCCCAAACAAATTCGATCCTACCATAAGATCAATAAGAGACATATTTTTTATTTTAGCTTGTATATTGGTATGTAATTTGATAGCCAATTTTTCTTTAAATCCTGGAATCTTTAAAAAATCGTCGATTGTCATAGCGATGATTTTAGGGACAGAATTATAGCCACTATTAATAATTTTTTTGATGTTACCTGGTCCCAATCCGTCTACATCCGCAAAGAATCCTGTGATAGTTTTTTGTAGTACAGTGATATCATCGTCTTTGGATTCTAACATAATGTCTACACGTGTTTCATTCCAGACATATGGAATTTTTGGAAAATGAGGTGAGAGAGCAGGACGAACAACTTTATTAATATGAGGAATAACATCACCACTGCGAACGATTTCTACAACAGCACCTACATTAATTTTATTATTTTCAATGAATGAAGCATTAAAACCAGTTGCGTATGTAATAGTAACTCCACCTAAATCAATAGGTTCAATTTGGATACGTGGTTTTAAATATCCGTCTTTACTCGGTGTCCATATTACATCTAAAACCTTTGCTTCTGCAGTTTGATCATCTAATAGCATTTTAAATGCAAATGCGTGTTTAGGATTTCCAGAAAGACGTGGATATATGTGATCATGATAAACAACGATTCCATCCATATCATATAAAGACAGATTTCTCCAAGTTTTAAGTAGATCTGATAAAATAGTATTAGATAAAGATGCAACGATTGTGAACTGACATACACGAGGGAAGTTTTTTACAAGAAGTTCAAATTGTGCGCTAGGTTGTAAAATAGGTTGTAATAGTTCATATGTAACAAAATCAACCATTTTAATTTCATATGACTTTACCTTTTTAGAATTAATAATTCCAGCAACAAGATTGCGAGAGTTGGAATTGTTGGGGAATAGTTTAAAGTTTTCTTTTGAAATAACAAATTCTCCACGTACAACATATTGACCATCAGGAAATTTGAAATAAGGGATTAAATAAGAAATATCTTGTCCAATTTTACCATTACCTCTAGTGTAAAGTTTTTTATTAATACCATCATAAAGACCACTAACACCATCTAATTTTACAGATAATACATATTGTTGCGGAGAGTTGTATTTTTTAAGCCAAGTTTCTAATGCATTTGTAGTAGGTTTTATTTTATCCATGGAAGGCATTTCAAAAGGCAAAGAGACTTTAAGTTTATCATTTTCAGAAATATCAGCACCAACCTCTTGTAAAACATCAGCATCAGGAAATTTGCTTTCTATAAATTCTTTAATGATATCGTATTCATCATCAGTAATAAATGTTTTACCTTTGTTATGATATGCATCATTAGCTTTGCGTATAATTTGAGATAGTTGCTGTAATGTTAATGTATCTAAATACTTAACACCATCGCTTCGGAATTTATCAACAAATACTAGATTTGATTTGATTTTTAGTTTGATAGTTAATGGTTTGAGTGAGCTTTTATCAATTCGGTTTTTTGGTTCTACATATTTAACTTTCAAAAATTTGAAAATGTCCTTTTCATCTTTGATATTTTTCACATGTTCTTTAGTCTTTGTATGTTCAAGGCGGTGTTCGTTCATAGTATACTCCATATCTAAAGCCAATTGTCGCATTGCTGTATTAAACAATTGACTACCGGTGAAGTAAAGTAGTGCAAATGGAAATTCGCTTGGAGGCGAATACATAAAATCCACACGCCTAGCGGGTTTTCCGGGTAACTGGGCAATGACTAGAATTTTAATTTGTTTTACACCATCAGTAAGTTTGTGCAGAATTATTCCGCTATCAACAAGTTTATCAATAAAAACCGAGAATACAGATTTGTCATCTCCAGTAATAATTACATCAATATCCCCCGAGTTTTCTGCTTCCCGACGATAACTACCTACAATTTCAAAGTGTGTATTTGATTGTTTTGTTTCGTCTTTCGCCTCGTCAAATAGCTTGGTAAATTCATGTTTGTAAATATTAATTTCTGCACGAGGAATACGTTTATTGATATCTTCATAATATTTAAGTCCTAGTTTTTGTGTATCATTCAAGAATTCATCTTGACGTTCTCGAAGAGTTGCGATGCTAGTAATCCCAGAATCAACAATTTTTTTACTATGTTTAGGTCCCACACCATAAATTTTAGTAAAAATTTCTAAAGTGTTATCATATTCTTTTTCCTTTTCAAGTAAATCTATTTTACCACTAGAAATCAATTGTTGTAATTTATCTATGGTAGTTTTTCCTATTCCTTTAAGATCCTTAATATCATTTAGATCATTAATTTTTTCGGGATGATAATTTATAATGGCTTGTTTTGCTTTACGATATGCCATAGCTCTCATTTGATCACCTTGTCTATGTAATAGTTTTTCAAGTAAATCTAATTTTTCAATAAACAAATTATTAAATGGAGGAGAAGGAGTCATATTTATTTTAAGATATATATTTATCTTAAAATAAAAAATCAATTTTTGAAAACGATCATTACCCCAAAAAATTGATTTTAAAAAGAAAATAATATATTATTTAAATGACAATAGTTCTCATAGATGGGAGTTATTTTGTATTTTATAGATATTATGCAACATTAATTTGGTGGAGACACCAACAAAAAAATGAAGAGTTAGATATTAATAACTTACATGAAAACAAAGATTTTGTAGAAAAATTTATAGAATTATTTGAAAAACGATTGATAGAAATTCCCAAAAAATTAAAAATAAAAGAACCATATGAAATATTTATAGCATATGATTGTCCGAGATCAGAAATATGGCGTAATGAATATATGGAAAAATATAAAGCAACGCGAAAGAATAATTCTGATGTTGGTAATTTTTTCAAAATTGTTATGGAAAAAAATTTATTTGAAAAACCAAATATCATTACAGGTACGCTTTCATTAGAGTGTTTGGAAGCAGATGATTGTATTGCATTATTCATAAAGAAGATACACGATTTACACCCATGTAAAGAGATATATGTAATTACAAATGATCATGATTATCTACAGTTAAAAACAGATACAGTATATTTAATAAATTTAAAATATCAAAAAGTAGGTAATAATAAAACAACGGGGGATGCACAAAAAGATTTATTTATTAAAGCTGTTTGTGGTGATAAAAGTGATAATATAAATAAAATATTTGAAAATAAAAAAATAGGACCTAAAAAAGCAGAACAATTATATAATGAAATGAATGTATTTAAAAAATTATGTGAAGAAGATAGTGAAAAAACATATGATAGATATTTAAAAAATATGAATTTAATATCTTTTGAAAATATTCCTATTGATTTAATTAATAAATTTTATAATAAATATTTTGGAGATTAAATAGGGTTTCCCCATACAACCTTCTTTTTAGGCAGAAAGACCCCTTATAATTTAATCATTATAGCATCCGGAAAAATTATTGGCAAATTGATAAAGAACATATAGAGGAGCAGCAAAAAGTGCAGCTAAGAAATGTCCAAGATTGAATGTACCTTTATTACATTTAAATGATAAAAAAATACCATAAAAAAATAACATAGTCCATGCTGTAGATATTAACCAATTAATCATATTAGTTGATGGTGTTGGTATATTTATATATAAACCGTCAGTTGAAGAAGTCATTTATATATAATAATAAGAATATAAAAATTGAAATATAATAATCTATATTTTTTATTAAATATAAGAAAAATTAGATCACGAATAAAATGAATACTAATACTAATATTAATATTAATGCTATCACAAGTCTTCAATCATGCATTCGTGTGTTTCTTTCAAAATATTATATTACAGAAAGACGTATTGCAAAAATGAATACTATTGCTAAAAAAACAAATAATCCACTAATTGGTCAAATTGTAGTTTATGATTTCAAACAAAAAGTGGGTATCATTCTTTATAAAGAAATTGATGAGAATAATAAGATTTCAAAAAATTTTATATTTCTTCTAAAAAAAAATATTCCAGAAAAATATATTCCTCATCGCGATTTTGCTACATTTATTCTTGTAGATAATCCTGTAAAAAATAATAAAATGGCTAAAATTATTTCAGTTCTTTATAGAACGCCATATAGTTACAAAAACCTATTGCTACAATCTTATAAGGGTGTACTTACAAAAAATAAGAAAGGAAAATACGTGATTGATTTTAAATATCATCAAATGTCATACAAAACAATGCCATTTTATAAACTAAATAATAATCTAGATAGTTATATTGATAAAGAAATTACATTCAAACTAGATAAAGCATTTAATGCATATTATATTAAATAATTGGAGAATATGGGCATCGATCCCATTACCTCTCGCATGCAAAGCGAGCGCTCTACCATTTGAGCTAAATCCCCATTTTTATTATTACACCTTTGGTGATTTAAAATGCCGAATTATTTATATAATTTTAATGTTTTAAATCACCAAAGGTGTAAAAAAACTCCAAGCCCCTATAATATGTGACCTATCTAATTAATTTAACATGTTTATTTTATTATAAATTAAACAACAGAAAAATTTACCTATTATAAAAACATCAATCAAAATTATAATAGTAGCAATTATTATGGTATTTGTATATATAATATTGTATTCAAATATGGGTGGATCTATATTTTCTACACTATTTATAAAATTCATACTATCTAAAAAATCTTTCCTACAAATAGGACACGATTTTGAAATTTTATTCCATTTATGAAAACAAGATTTATGAATAATTGGATTACATTTACACGAATTCATATTATTAGTAAGTGTTTGTAAAGGTATAATTTTTCTAACCTTATTATGACATATAATACAACACTGCATATATATTTTTAAATAAATTTTTTTTACACCTTTTAATATTTAAAATGATGATTTATTATTTTCCTTTAATTTATTTTTATGTAAATACTGTAGATATTTCTAAATTATTTATATAAATAAAGTTAATATAATACATCGTTTAAAATATAAAAAATAAAAATTATCTTCTTTGAAATTTATTACAAAGCCTGCATTTATAAGCCATATATTTTCCTTTACCTCTATTATGACATCTATCTCTTAAACATTCCCATTCATGTTTACAACTTTCGATTAAATCATTAGATTCTACATCAATATTTTTAGATATATCAAGAACTGGTACTACATTTTCTATAATCTTTTTATTTTTTTTATTTTTCTTCATTAATTATAAATAAGAGGTTACTTTAAAATTGAAATAAGATTACTATATATTTAATTATGAGATAATGTCATATACATGTGTGATTTGTTTAAATAATAAGGAATTAGATACATTAATGATAAATATAAGATGTGGACATGCATGTATTTGTCAAGAGTGTCAAAATAATCTTCCTAATATTGTTTTTACAGAAAAATCATGTCCATTATGTAGAAGGAATGGCGATTATCGTAATGTAATTTTAAATATAAATAATGAAAATGAAAATGAAAAT